GACCCACAGTCAATAGTAACTGAAAAAGGTGCTATTGAAAAAGCTATTGGAGCTATCTTACGTAGAGAACAGATTAGTAGACAAACTTACATGTCTATTGTTCCAATGACTCCTACGAAAGATAAGCAGTCCAGAGCAAGAAGCTTCCAAGCTAGGTTTAGAGCTGGTGGTGTTAAGTTTGATAAAGGTGCTGAATGGTATAATGAACTTGAAGAAGAGATGGTTCGTTTTCCTAAAGCTAGACATGATGACCAAGTTGATGCACTTAGCTGGTTAGGACTTATTGTTGATCAAGTACATGATGCAGACTCTCCAGAAGAAGAAGCTGAGTACGAGTATCAACAATCAAGATCACAACAAATTAATGATGGTCGCTCATCTATAACAGGATACTAAATGAAATTAAATGTAAAATTAAACCTGGATAAAGTTGTAAACTCACCTAACATTGTAGACATGTTGGATGAACAAGATCTTAACTCTATTGGTTATAATGTTGTTAGTGAGTATAACTTAGACAAAGAGTCTAGGTCTCAATGGGAAAGACGTGTAGAAGAAGCTATGATGCTTGCACTACAGGTAGCAGAAGCTAAGTCATTTCCTTGGCAAAATGCATCTAACATTAAATTTCCATTAGTAACTATTGCAGCATTACAGTTCCATAGCCGTGCCTATCCTTCCTTAATTCCAAGTTCAAGTATTGTTAAGATTGATTGTGAGTCTAATGATGAGACTCCTCCTGAAGAACAAGCACAGTATGCACAACGAGACAAACGTGTTGAGAAACACATGTCTTATCAGATCCTAAAAGAAGATGAGAACTGGGAAGCTGAGATGGACAAAGTCCTGATTACAGTTCCTATTGTTGGTTGTGCTTTTAAAAAGACTTACTGGAACTTTAATGAAGACCATCCAGTATCTGAGAATGTATTAGCTAAAGACTTTGTAGTATCCTATTGGACTAAGAATCTTAAAGATTGTCCTAGACAGTCACATGTTCTTTACCTAAGTACTAATGATGTACTCTCTCGTCAACGTAGAGGCATCTGGGCCGACATTAAATTAAATCCTGTAGAGACTATCCCTGGTGATAACTTAACTGCAGCCCAAGAGAAAGCACAGGGCGTTAACCAACCTCAACAAGATCCTGCAACTCCATACGAGTTTATTGAACAACATCGTTGGGAAGACTTAGACGGTGATGGTTTTAAAGAGCCATACATTGTTACAGTACATAAACAGACACGTAAGGTAGTTCGTATTGTAGCTAATTACTTTGAAGAGTCTATCAAACGTAATTCTAAAAATCAGATTATTAATATTAAACCTGAGAGTTACTTTACTAAGTACTCATTTATTCCTTCACCAGACGGTGGTTTCTACGACATTGGCTTTGGTATTCTATTAGGACCTCTAAATGAATCTATCAATACTATTATTAACCAACTTGTGGATGCTGGTACTATGGCAAACACTGCGGGTGGTTTCCTCAGCCGAGGCATTAAAATCCGTGGTGGTAACTACAACTTTGCACCGTTAGAGTGGAAGCATGTAGACTCAACAGGTGAAGACTTAGCTAAAGGTATTTATCCATTACCAGTACGTGAACCAAGTCAAGTATTATTTACATTATTAACTACATTAGTTAACTATGGTGAACGTATTATTGGTGCTACAGACATTATGGTTGGTGAGAATGTAGGTCAGAATACACCAGCTACTACAAGTCAAGCAATGACTGAGCAAGGTATGAAAGTATTTGCTGGTATCTTTAAACGTATTTATCGTTCATTAAATGAAGAGTTCCGTAAGGTATACCGTTTAAATCAGTTATATCTACCAGAGACATACACATTTGGTGGTGGTGGTAAAGTGTATGCAGCAGACTATCATAGTGCTCCTACAGACTTACGTCCTGCAGCTGATCCTTACATTGTATCAGATACTCAACGAGTAATGCAAGCTGAGGCTTTACGTCAAACAGCTATGACATCTCCAGGTTTTGATGTACATAAAGTTATGGTTAGATATCTTGAAGCACTTAAGATACCTAACATCCAAGAGATTTTGCCTGATCCGAATGGTCCTAATGCTATCCAACAAGCACCAGACGTTAAGATTCAGATTGAGCAAATGAAGTCTCAAGAACGTCAATTATCACTCCAAGTGAAGATGAAACTTGGTACGATGAAGATACTTCAAGAGGCAGAATTAAATAGAGCGAAGATAGCCAAGTTAGAAGCAGAAGCAGTGAAAAACATTGAAGAAGCTGGTGGAGAGAAAGAGTACCGAAGAATCGCGTTAATCAATGCACAAATCGGAGCTACTAAAGCTCACCAAGAAGGTCTACTACGCTCTATTGAGTTAATGCAGAAAATAACCAAAGAGACAGGAGACGTAGAATATGGTGCTGACGCAGCAAGAGTACTTGGATTGGGTGGAACATCCAGCGACCAAGGCCCTCAAGAAAGCTCTGACCAAGGACAGGGAATACCTGAAGGAAATGTGGTGCAGGGGTAATCTTGAGAATGAAGAAGAAGTAAAAGGTAGGTGTAGTGCAATACTAAACATCGTAAATTTAACTTATGAAGATTTAGTAGAAGGAGCTAGAGATGGAGAATAAAAGTGGTATTCACCCTAAAGGGCACCGAGTACTTATCTATCCAGAACCTGTAGAGACAACAACAGCAAGTGGTATTGTAGTTAGTACAGGAACAAATGTAGATAGAGAAAGACTTGCTCAATTACGAGGTACTGTAGTTGAATTAGGTAATACAGCTTGGCATGATCAACCTGATACATGGGCTAAAGTAGGAGACAAAGTTATCTTTGGTAAATACTCTGGTTTAATCTATACAGGGGATGATGAGAAAGAGTATCGTATTATTAATGATCTAGATATTGTAGCAACAGTTAATTAAGGAAATTAGAGATGTCAGAAGAAAATCAAGAAGTAAGTACGGAACAAGAACAACAAGCCCCTGAAGTAAATGAGGCTGTAGCAAAAGAAGCTCGAATGTTTGGTTGGGTTCCTCGTGAGGAATTCCGTGGATCAGATGACGAGTGGGTAGATGCTGATGTTTTTGTTAAACGTGGCAAGGAAATTAATCCTATTCTCCGTAAGAATAATGAAACTCTTATGAAGAAACTGGATGAAAAATCCAAAGAGATTGACAGCATTAAAGCTTCTGTGGAAGAATTTAAAAAGTTCCAAAAAGAATCTTTTGAGCGTAAAGCAGTTGAATATCAAGTTCAAATTGCAGAATTAAAAGCTAAAAAGAAAGAAGCAATTGCAGAAGGAAATGGTGATTTGGTTGTTGATATTGACGATCAGATCGACGAAATTAAAGAAGCACAGCGTGAAGCTAAAGATGCAGCTAAAGAAAAAGAAGCAGCTGAAGCTAAACAAAATGCATCAGTACCTGAAGATCCATCATTACAAGAATGGCTAGGTAAGAATACTTGGTTTGGTCAAGATTCTGAAATGACTGATGTAGCTAACGGATTAGGTGCTTCCGTTCGTAGACAATTTCCTCACCTGTCTGGTCAAGAGTTTTTAACAAAATTAGATGAAAAGATTGCTGAGTACTTTCCAGAAAAGATCTTGGGAAAGAAAGCCAAGGGTAACGCAGTTGATTCCTCTGGTGATGTACGAGGTGGTTCAAGCAGTGGTAAAAAGTCTTATGACAACCTACCAGCAGATGCTAAGCAAGCATGTGACCGTTTTATTAAGAACGGCTGGATTAAATCTAAACAAGAATATGTTGATAATTACGACTGGAATTAAGGAGAGCAATCATGGCACGAGCACTTACAATTGAAGAGAAAAAAGAACGAGCACTTACACGAGTATCAGGCGAACGCACTACATCAGAAAGACAACGTAATGTATTTAATGGTACCAAAGCTAAGTTAACCGTAGGCAGACAAATCCCTGGGTATCACTTGCACATCTTTAATGATGAGCCAGGTCGTATTCAGACCGCACTTTCTGGAGGTTGGGAATTTGTAACTCCAGATGAGGTGGGCGGTGTTGGAGAGAGAGTAACGTCAGTGAATACTGATTTAGGAGATAAGGTTAGGTTCCTTGTTGGAGCCGATGAGAAAGGTGATGGCTTCTATGCCTACTTGCTAAAGATCAAGCAAGAATGGTTTGATGAAGACCAATCCGTAATGCAAGAACGCAATGACTTGGTAGATGATGCAATTCGTGGTGGTGTAAATGTTAAAGATGGAACCAGTACTGAAGGTTTCTATACACCTCGTGAAGGTATCAAATATCAAACTCGATAATCTTAAAAGGAGTTTTTAAATGGCTAACGCTAATACCCCTCGTGGGCTATCTCCAGTAGGTACTATTACTGGTGCAGCTTACAACGAACAGGGTCGCCTTTATGCTATTGCTAACGATGCTTCTAACACATACGCTATTGGCGATGTAGTTAAAGTAGCTGGCGGCAGTGAGACACAAGGTATCCCTTATGTAAACAAAGCAGCATCTACAGATACACCAGTTGGTGTTATTGTAGGTTTCCGTGTTTCAGATCCAGGTGTATCTCTAGTAGGTAACACTTTGGCTCTTAATACACTTTATTTACCATTAAACGCAGGTCTTCGCTACGCATTCGTAGTTGATGATCCTAGTGTTATTTTCCAAGTTGAAAGTGATGCTACTGGCGTTGCTGCAGCTGATGTATTTAAAAATACAGGTTTAACAATTACAGCTAACCAAACAACTCTTGGTCAGTCACAACCATTGTCAAACACTGTTATTAATGCATCTTCAATTCTTGCTATTGGTTCTTCTGGTTCATTGGCATTGCCATTGCAAATCATTGGTCTAGAACAAGTTGAAAACAATGATCCAGGTGCGTATGCTAGTGTTTTGGTAAAATGGAATAAACATCAGTTCCTTAACCCTGTTGGCACTGCTTAATAATTAGGAGAAATAAAAATGGCTGGTATTATTACTACTGCTTCACATCCAAAGGCTCTCTGGCCTGGGATTAAAGCTTGGTGGGGTCAAGTCTACGACGAACATCCAGAAGAATATTCTAAATTGTTTGATAGTGACACTTCATCACAAAACTACGAAGAAGACGTACAACTAACTGGTTTTGGTCTTGCTCCACGCAAGTCTGAAGGCAATGGCGTTCAATACGATTCTGAAATTCAAGGCTTCACAACACGTTATACACACATTGCTTATGCATTGGGTTATATCGTTACTAAAGAAGAGTTGGATGACAACTTGTATGAACAAGTTTCACGTCGTCGTGCTGCTGCACTTGCTATGTCTTTCCGTCAAACGAAAGAAAACGTAGCTGCTAACGTGTACAACCGTGCATTTAACAGTACTTACAAAGGTGGCGATGGTGTAGCTTTAGCTTCAACTTCACATCCTAACGTATCTGGCGGTACATTTGCAAACAAACCAACAGTTGATGCTGACTTGTCAGAAGCTTCTTTGGAAGATGCAATGATTGCCGTTATGGGTTTCCAAAATGACCGTGGTCTTTTGATCAATGTTATGCCGAAATCTTTGATTGTTGCTCGTCAAAACTGGTACAA